AGACAGCCTTGTCAACCTTGACGTTGCCCGACGCTGTCCGCTCAGTGAGGGTCTCCCCCATGGCGGCGAGCGCCTCAGCCACTTGGGCCGTGCTGTTGACGTTGGCTACGCCGTAGGTCGCCGCCACATGCTCGAAATGCGCTGCCTCGTCGCGCAGATGGCCACGCAACCCGCGTGTGTACTCCTCGTCGAGGACGAGGCCCGTACGCATCATGAGAGAGCAGATACGGGCTAGCTCATGCTCGTACTGGACTAGCTCGGGTCGCACACCTCGGCGCTCAAGTTCAGCGCTCAGGGCCACGTCGATGCGCGAGCCGAGGATGACGTCAAGTCCCGCATAGAGGTTGTAAGTTGGGTGGTCCAGCGGGATACCCGCCCACCCCGTGGCCTTAGTGAGGCCGAGGGACCGGAACACCGCCGTGAGGTCGCCCTGAGTGTCCGGCGACGAGGGGTCAATGTAGTAAGCGCTGAGGGGCTTGAGGCCCGTTCCGATGCCACCCTCTTGCGGTTGCCGGGGGTCGACGAGGGACGCTTTCAGCTTTGTGTCTGTCGTACGAGGCGCGAGCGACTCAAGGGGAATCTCGGCGTGTTCGTCCAATACGAGCCAGTCAAACGGCGCGTTGTGAATGAGCACGTGATCGAGGATGCGTAGTGCCCAACGGGCGGCATTGACGAACGCTCCCCCGCGCTCCCAATGGATGACCCATGCGGTGTCCCGGTCGCCAAACTGCACGGTGCGCAAGCGGTAGCCGGGACTGTAGATGTTGAGCCCGGTTGTCTCGGTGTCGACCGCTACCGGTCCGCGCTCGTTGGCCTCAGCCAGCCACTCCCTGAACGCGTACAAGTCGTCGAGCGTCTCGGGAACGTAGACGTTGACCACGTCACCGGCGACGGCATGTCTGTAAACCCTCATGTGTCTCCCCTTGCTACGCAAGCCAAAGGGAGCACCTCCCAAATTTGGTAGGTGCTCCCCAACGGGCCGATGACTACTTACCGAGGATCCCGGGGCCACTTACCGGGGTCGGCGCGTTGGCGATGCGCACCCCGACGAGGGCGATACCTTTCATGGTCTTTTTGCGGAACGCGCCGCGCTCTTCCATGGCGGCATAGAACGTGCGACGGGTCCACACCTCGCGCTGTTGCAGCCCCTCGGCCTCACACCAGTCCCGGTAAGCGTTGTACGCCTCGTCACCGTTCAGCGTCGCCTCAGGAACCCGCTCAAGGGTTCCCGGGAAGAATCCGGCGAGAGCATCGCTGGTTTCCTTGTATTCCTGCACGGCGCTCTTGATTACGTCCGGATCCTGTAGCCCGTCGGCAAACCACTCGACCGCACCTCGTACGGCCCATGCGGCGATGCCCTCAGACTCAGCCAGTAGCTTTGCGTCAAGGGCATGGTCCCGCTCATGGGGCGCAAACCAGCGCTTGAACGGGATCATCTTGACGCGTCGCCACAGACCCTCGTCTTGACCCCGGAAACGAGGCTTGTGGTTGGTCGCGAGCATGAGGAGAAAGGACGGCTTGAACTCAAAGAACTCTTGCCGCAAGAACCGAGCACTGATCATGTCCTTGCCCGTCACCCGCTTGAGGATTGCCTCGCTCATCGGCTTGCCCGACTCACCCTCGGAAGCCATGACGAGGCGAGCACCTCGCAACGCCGCAATGTCGTTGGGGATACCGCCGGACGACTTTTCCTCAAACGTTGCAAAGCCCGTGGTCTTGCTGATCGTGCGGAACACAGCCGTGAGGGTGTCAGTGAGGACACTCTTGCCGTTGGCTCCCTTCCCCCACAGCACACAAAACGCTTGCTCCGTGACGTGACCGGTGATTCCGTAGCCGACGAGTCGGCGCATGTAGTCGGTGAGTTCGGGATTCTCGGGGAAGATCTCAGACAGGAACGATTCCCAACGGGCGCACGTCGCATCCGCGCGGTAGTCGATGTCTAGGGCGTACGTGAGCATGTCTTCCTTGGCGTGTGGCGCGAGCGCGCCCGTGCGTAGGTCGACCGTTCCATTGCGGAAACTCAGCAGGTCGGGGCGAGCATCGAACGCCGACGCGTCGACATGCACCGTGGGGACCGAACGCAGCTCAGTCATGAGGGCATCAATGCGAGACGTCATGGTGAAACCGCGCGCTTTCTGCGTCTCCCCCGCGAGCACGAGGGCAGCGCCCATGCGATGTATTTCCTGCCTGATCTTGACCTCAGACCGCTCCCACGTGCGGCCGTTCCACACGTAGTAGCCCAGCCCGGGCGCGTACTTAATCCGGCCGTCCGACCATGCGACGAGGGCGTGAGCGTTCATCGCGTCAGACTCGCCGTATCGGTTGATGAGTCCAGCGAGGATGCGCGCCGCTTCCGTACCCTGGTCCCGGCTCACCACATCCGCGCCGGTCAAGTCCGTGAGTTCAGCGGATACGGCCTCTGCCGCAGCTTCGGCCGAATCCTGCACGGGTCCCGCCGACTTGACGGCACGGTGCAGCGCGAGAGGGAAGGAATGAGGGTCTCGCTCACGCCACTTAGTGAGGTCATCCTTGGGGGTCGGAATCGGCAACGCGTAGACCTTGAGGCCATGCTCGGCGAGACCCTTGGCAAGCATGCGGTTGAATCGCTGCCCGGCCTCGTCGTTGTCGCCGCACGCGATTACCTGCGAGCCCTTGAGCCCCTCGGCAAGCTCGGCGATGAGTTCCGGGCTACTGGCGAGACTGGCACCTCGCACGGCAACGGCGTTGTACCCCACAGAAACGGCTGTGAGGCCATCTCCGGGCCCCTCAGACACGAGGGTGACTCCATACCCACCCTCACCCTTGAAAACGCCGTACGGGGCCCACCGATGCCCGTCAGGGTTGCGGAGCGACACCCACCGTCCCGGGCAGTCGCCGGAAAGGTCGCGCCCCTGTAGTCCGCGTATGACTCCGTCGAAACCGACGAGGGGGACCGTGAGACGCGGGTACGAGGTGAACGCACGCGACCGGTACGGGAACCGATGCTTACCGGCGGAGTACTCCCCAGGGTCCACCCCTAGGAACAGTTCGCATGCCGTGTCGGCGTCCAGCCCGAACCGGTCGTCGACGTACGCCCGTGCCTTTGCCGACCATGTGTTGTCGTAGTCGAGGAGCGCATGCGACGTTTCCTCAACGTACATGCGCAGTGCGGCAGTTGGACCGGGGCCGACGAGGACCGGCTTTTCCTTGGCCACCGTGAGCCCCTCCCCCGTCACGTCAAACATGTCCGGCCACGTCAGGTTCGCAGCCTTGACCACGTCATCGGACTTACAGCCCGAACGGCAGGTGAGGCGCACCTTGTTGTCATCGCCGCGCCATATGCGGAGCGACGGCCGAGAATCAGCGTGCGCCGGACACTGCGCGAGATACCCGCCGTCCGCTTCCTCCGATACCTGAGTGAAGCGTGCGAGCACATCAGAGAACTGCATGTGTGTTGACCTTTCCTCTCTTCACTCAGGTATGAGAGGGCGTCTCTAGAACGGCGGGACGTACCCGAACGTCTCAGACCACTCAGCTAGTGTCTTGGCACCCTTGCTGAGGTTGCACGGAGCGCATGCCGGAACGATGTTCGCCTCAACGTCCGCACCACCCTTGGCAATTGGCTGCACGTGGTCAAGGTGAGTGGCGAACGCGTCGCAGTAGGCACACATGTGCTTCCAACGGGCGAGGATGGCCGTACGGGAGTAAGGGACATGCTCGACACCCGCAGCCTCAGCACGGCGCTTGTGGGTTAGCTCATGTCTCTTGTCCGGCGGCAACGAGGCGTAGTAGCTGCGGCGATGCTGCGCCTGTAGCTTCCGGCGACATGTGGCACATGTGCTTGAGGGTCGCTTGGCCTTACCGGCAAGGAACTGATCGGCGGGCTTTCCCCGCCCGCATAGCCGACACACCTTCACCGCTTGAGCCCTCCCCTCGTCACGTAATACAGCGTCAGCCCACAGAACATGCCAGCGAAGAATGCTGTCACTGAAGCCACCTCACCTCTGCGCCACGGCTCACCGCATGCGCTATCGCGTCCACGTAACGGGCCCAATCCGGCCTCTTACGTGCCTCGTTCAGCAACCGCACCGTGTCCCCCGCACCGAGGGCGCGAACGTCCCCCAATGCCGGTCCGTAGTAGCGGCTGATATGCAGGGTCACCAAACCTCCGAAACACAAATGCCCGGCAAGCACCGAGAGGCACTTGCCGGGCAAGATTGATGGGCGCTAGCCCCTAGTCGACGAACTCAGCGCCCGGCGAGACGAGGCGCACATGTTCAGCGGCGATCCAAACACCGCGCTGAGTACGCCTCTTGACGAAACCCGACTCGTTGCCGGTTGGCTTCACATACAGCATCGGTCGCAGCCTGCCAGCCTCAACACGGGCCGTGACCCGCTCGACGAGGGCGTCAGACATGCGCACACGGTTGCCGTTGCGGGTTGCGTAGCTGACGAGGTCACCCCGGTACAGCTCATCCCCCGCATAGTCAGTGACAGTTCCTCGCTTGCCCATGCTCAGCGCTCCTCGGCAATCGCGTCATCCCAGGACTTGAGAACCTTGATTACCGGCTTGCGGTACTCAACGTTCTTACCGGCCGAGGTGGTGAACTGGACTAGTTCGAGACTCAGCGTGCAGAGCGCCTCTCCCCCGATGCGCTCAAGCTCATCCTCTATCTCGTGCAGCACAGAGACGAGGTCCCACGAGGTCGAGGTGAACTTGCCGATGCCGAGCTCGTAATCCTCGGCGAGACGGAAAGAGACAGTCGTATTGGGCTGCGGACCACGACCCGCGCGAGCAGCCGCCTTACGGTCGGCGAGGAGCGGCGGGCAACCGCACGGCGTACCACGGTCCTCGTCCGGCGAGAGGAACTCAACGCCGTCACACTCGTGGATCGGGCCGGAACGTCCCCAGAGGATCATCCGCGCATTGATGGCCTTAGTGCCGTCAATGACCACCTGCACGGTGTTGGTATCGGTGAGCACCTCAAGGAAGTCTTCCTTAGAGGTTTCCCACTCGTCGACCGTGCCGCCCATAAGGAGCGCGATTGCCTTGGCTACCTCGGGGTCACCGGACGTGACGCGCCAATCCGCAAGCGACTGAGGCCGATTGTTGGCCATGCGACCCGAACGGAACTGAAACGCAACGTCGTTGGCGAACTGCCGACGAGGCTTGGGCTTAGCGTCGGGGTCGGTTTCGAAAATGCGGACGCCCATACTGTGTGACCTCACTCTGAATGTCTGTGATTGGTGGGAGCGAGCAAGGGGGTGACCTCCCAAATTTGGGAGGTGCTTACCGGCCCTTGCTCGCCCCGTATTTACATCTGAGAGGGGGTCTCTAGCGCGCTTCCCACTTGCCCGCATCGTTCGCGTCAAGGGTCACCTTGAACACGTTGCGAGTCTGCGTATGAAAGATGCACACACCCTCAGCGTTCGGGAATCCCGGGGCGGCGACGGAGCCATGACTCAGCGCCTCAAGCCACTCCCGAATTTCCCGCTCACTGAACACGCCCTGATACAGCACCGGCACGGGGCGCACGAGGATGCCGCCCACGGTCGCGTCGAGGCTGGCATGGGTCGCAGTATTGAAGAGCGAGAAACGGCGCTCAGAGAGGCCGTAGTTTCGCTGGATACCCCTCCCCCACCATTCGCCGAAGTGGACCCCGGGGCCGAGCAGCATCCCAAGCTCCGCCGCATGCTCGTACACCCAACGGGCAAACCCGTAGTTGTCAGCCTCAGGAGTGATGAGCCGGTTTCTGGACTGCGCGGCAACGGCATAGCCCGCCTCGTCCACGTGGATGGCAGCGTTAGTGCCGTCGATCTTTTCCGTGATGACGATCTCTCGAAAGAGGCGCTTAGTCTTGGGCCACGGAACGAACTCAGGCACTTACTTCCCCCGCCGCTGAGTGCCAGTCACGAACGACGTCCCGCCCGCAGCAAGCGGCTTTCCGATGACGGTCTTACTCGTCTCCCGGTCCCAATCGAACGTTGCCCGCAGGTGGAGGAACTGCGCGAACACCTCGTCATTGACGAGGACGGGCTTGAATGCCCACTGGTCGGCAGTGATGTGCAGCACCGCAGCGCCGTCAAACTCCGGCATCGGCTCACTCGACCCGTCCGGCGCAACGATGCGGTCGGCGTAGGCGTATGCCGCCATCTGTAGGGCCACATCCGGGTAGGTGGCCTTAGAGGTCTTCCAGTCGGCCATAAGGAGCGCGGGAGTGCCCGAACGGTCCGGGGTCGGTTTGTTGTCCTCGTCGAGCCACACGCGGAGGATGGCGTCAAAGGATCCGGCGTACTTGTGAGTGTCGGACCATGCCACATCCTCAGCGCGGACTAGCTCGGGGTTGACGACCTCAAGGAACTCGGCGAAATGCCGGACGTACGGCGCGAGGTCGGGGTGAACGCGCCCGATGAGTTCGCCACGGATCATCCGCTCAAACAGATCGTGAGCGGCCGAGCCAACATCAGCGCGCAGCTTGGTATATCGGCGGGCTGCATTCTTGAGCCAGTCGACGGCCCCCTGTCGGTCGCGCTCCGCCATCTGCCCGACGAACGGCAGCGAGTCAACGGCGAGTTCGGCGACCATCTTGGCATTCCAGAAAGCCAGGAACGGCTTAGGGAGCATGCCGATTACCGAGGTGACCCCGGGGACCTTCTCGGCCGTTTCGTGGTCGACGTAAAAGCGGGACCCTCCCCGCATGATGGTTCGGACTGTACCGGCCATGGAAACCCCTTTGGGTCGTGGTTGCTTACACGACCACTTGAGAGGGGTTCTCTAGCTGACGGTATGGCGAATCGAGGGGCTGTTTCGGTTTCTCTTAAGGACTTCTATTGGGATACCTAGATCAGTATCTAAAACGTCATACCGTCATCCTCTCCCGCTGAGTCGCTCATATGAGCGCCGCCGGCTGCTCATTTGAGCAAAAGCCGTGTGCGGCCGTCTGAGGGCATGAGAAAGCCCCGCCGGGCCGAGGGGGCCTAGCGGGGCTGTAAGGCTGCGAGAGGGGCTGTTACGCCTCAGTCGGTGCCGATGTGGCCGTGACAGTCGGGGCACCAAATCCCCAGGAATGTCGGGCCGTTCAGCACGGCCTTAGGGGTCTTGCCGCACAGCGTGACCCGAGCGCCGTCGAGCCACCCATGGGCCCAGAGGTCACCCTCAGCGGCAACCTCCTGAAACGTGTCTGCCTCCCACTGGAACCCCGGACCCTGGGGGTTGCGTCCACGGGCAACCGCCTCGTCAATCTCCGCCGATGTTTGGTCCCGACCCTGAAACGCCTTTACTTGCTCCCACACCTCCGGGGATGCGTCGGGCAGCGTGAGGGGGTTTCGCTTGGCTTCGGCCTCAGCCTCGACGTCACGGTTGTCTCGGAACTGCGGTAGCTCTGAGATCTCACCGAGGCGCGCGAGGAACTCTTCCGGGGTCCCCTTCCAGCCGGGCGGCACCTCCCCACGATCGGGCGTGAGCGAGGCTTCCAGCCGTGCCGCGCGTTCAGCGTCGGCGTGTTCCAGAACGGCATCCCCGTGCCGGTGCTCCTCCTCCGTGTAGTGAGTCAGGGACTCCCCCGGCTTACAGCACTCGGCGCAATGCATGCGGAACGTCGGGGAACACACGAGGTGGCCGCCGATCACTGTCATGGTCCATCGGGGGCGCGTCCGGCCACACCCAACGGTGGTGCACACGGTTGGGGTCTCGTCGCGCTCCTCGTCCTCACGCGTCTCGGTCCAGCGGAGCCGGTAGGTCTGATCGTCCATCTTCTCTTTGAAGTCCCGGAAGTCCTCACAAGCGCGAGCCGCTTCCCACACCCGCTCCCATGCCTCGTGCTGCACGTCCCACCGGTCTTGCGGATGCTTGTCCCCCACCCGGGCCGTACCGTCGTACGCCTCTTGAATCTTGAGCCGTCCGGTCTTGCGGTTGGCCTCGTGCTCGCCACCGACCCAACCGGCGAACACATACCCCGCCGCCTCGTCCGCAGTGAGCACTACCGGCACTCCCCCAACCGGGCCGGTCACCTCGTACGTGGCTGTTTCGGTCTGCTTCTCGGTCATGGTGTCCCCTCCTAACGGGAAGGGGCCCCCGGGCGATGTGTACCCAGGGGCCCCGGTCTGACGGTCGGTTAGATCAGAGCCTTGCGGAGTTCCTTGAGCTTGTCCTCAAGGTCCTTGATCTCCCCCTCAAGCTTGCTCTTCTCGTCCTCGTCCTCAATGGTTTCGAGGTAGGAAACATCGAACTTGTTGATGAGCTTAGCGAGCCCCGCGACGAAAACCTCAGCCTTCTTTTCCGGCGCCGCATCCTCGACCTGCTGACCCGTGGTGCGGATGGCCTCACCGTTCCCACCCTCAGGCTCGGCGACCGCTCCGCCTCCCGCCTCAATGGCGAGCTTGGCCTCAGCGGCGAGCTTGCCCTTTTCCTGCTGACGCTCCTTCTCGCGCTCAAGGGCAGACTTGGGCGACAGCTTGTAGAACTCAAACACCGCGTCGGACGGCTTAGCGTCGGGGTGCGCTTCCTTGACCTTGCCGAAGTGCTCGGCGTACTCCTCAGGGCTCGCGTCCAGCGCCCGGACGTAGCTCACGAGGACGTCAGACATCTGGTACTGCGTGGCCTTGACCATGGCGGCGACGGCCGCACGTACCTCGTCGTCGGTGCCGTCGAGCTTGCTGCCCGCAGCCTTGTACATGTCGCTAGCGGCGAGCTTGGCAGCCTGCGTCTGCGCCTTGAGGTCGGGCAACCCGCTCTTGTTCTTGAGCCTCAGCCTCATGTCGAGGATGACCTCAGCGACGCTACGCGCAGTCTGGCTTGCCTTGGTGTGCGCGGCGACACCCTCACGGATGCGCTCCGCGCCCATGTCAACAAGCTCAGTGAGACCCTCGGCCGTCTTGTAGTCGACCGTTTCGAGGTTGACGACCTCAGCCTTGGGGGCGGGCTCAGCCTCAGCCTTGGGGGCGGGTTCGCCCTTGAGGGCCCCGGTGAGGTTGGCTCGCAGCGCGTTGCGCTCCCCCGCCGGAAGCGAGGCAATCACGGTGTCTGCTTCCTTGCGGAGCGCCTCAGCGCCCTCAGCGTCCTCCCCCGCCTCAGCAAGCGCCCGGACAGCCTCAGTCAGCTTGGCGACGATCTCACGCTTCTCAGCGGTCGTCGGCTTAGCAGTCTTCTCGGCGGTCACAGTCTCAGTCACAGTCACAGTCTCCTCGTTCTTGGTACGGACAGCCTCGCACGCCTTGCAAACTGCGGCGGGCTCACCCTCGATGGCCTTACCCTTGCTCGCGTCCTTGCCGCACAGAGTCTTGGACATGTCCTCGGCCAGAAGGTGTCCGGTCTTGCCAGCGCCGATCTGAACGTAGGTGCTCATGTTGTGTGCCTCCCCTTGCTGCCCGCCGTTCGGGCTTGCGTTGCCAACTGTAGTGGTTGCGCCGTTGGTGTGCAACTCACCTCCCAAATTTGGGAGGTCCCCACCCTCGTCGTCGTCACTGGAGAGGCCAGACTAGCGGACCGGGCGAGAGGCTCGCAACCACCTCCCAAATTTGGGAGGTCAGATTCACTCGAACGGGTGACGGGAACGCAAAAACCCCCCATCCCGAAGGATGAGGGGTCAGTACGGTCACGCACGGGTGACGAGGCGATCCGCCTTGAGCCGTAGCTCATTGATCATGCTGTCGTTGTAGACGATCTGATGAGGCACCCACGTGTTCAGCGCCGTTTCACTCTCGTGCGCCATTTGGGCTATGCCGGGCCGTACGACCCGCACCGTTTGGAAACCGACGCCGTCCAGCGTGAGGGCCTCGTCGAGATATCGGCAGTCGGTCACGACTACCGGCTTTCCGGCGGTTTCCCAACGGGCAATCTTGCCCATGGCGACGCTAAGCCAGAATCCCGGAATCTCGTCCCGTACGGTCTGTCCCACGTTTTGAAGAACCCGGCGCACTTCCGGATAGCGGTCCTTTGCGTATTCCCATCCGGTGTCCGCGACGAGGCGGGAAAGCCGTACAGGCGGCATATCCGGGAATGTGGCTATCAGCGGGTCAATGCGGAGTGCCATTTCCTTGAGCGGATCGGCGAATGCGACGCGCACGTACCCGTGACGCTCGACGAGGCGTGACGCAATGGTGTCTTTCCCACTACGCGCACGCCCCATGAGTGCGATGTTCGGCAAAACCATGTCGGCAACCTCCGAGGTTGGGTGTCCCCCAACGTCAGAGATGGCCTCTCTACTCGCCGTAAGCGTCGGTCCAGTAGGCATCAGCCGTCTTAGTGTTCTCGACCCGCTGTACGGCCTCACCGGTACCGAGGATCGCCGCAGCAACGGCGAGTACGGCCTCAGTCGGCACGTCGGGCAGGAAGTGTGCGACCACGGGCAGTAGGGCCACGATCAGGCCATAGATGCGCGCGGGATGCGACTTTAGGAAGTTCATGTTTTCCTCACTCTGCGTGAAATTTTGACCCCGGAGCCGGCATAGGGCATAGCCGTACGTAATCGGACATCCGGGGGCATACGGTGGTTACGCTCAGCGAATCAGGGTCACGGCCGCTGAGGCTAGCCCGGCAACGGTCGCGACAGGCAGCGCGTAACGCCACGCCTCAAGCTTGCGCAACCGCTGTTCGTGGTCATCGAGTTGCTGCGCCACACCCTCACTCGCTTGAGTCAAGCTCCGGACGTCCTCACGTAGCCCAACAATCTCGTCGTAGATCTCCCGAGCAGAGATCGTCACCCCTAGGGGGTCTCTCTCGTCCATGACCTAGCCCTTGACTATGAATCCGTGCTTTGCGCCGAGCTTGCCGAGGGAGACCTTGCCGGGGATTCCGTCGGCGGCAGTACCTCGGTAGCCGAGACGCTTTTGCCATTCTCTGTAGGCACCCTGGGTGCGCTTGCCGAACGAGCCATCGACGTACTTGCCATCGAGGAGCCCCTCAGCCTTGAGCGCCCTCTCTACGACGAGGACGTCAGCCTTGTACGTGGTCCCGCCGTCCGGTAGCCCGGGGTCACGCTTGGACGCAGCGATGACGCGCCGCAGTGACACGGACGGCTTAGCCGGGACGGTCGGAGGCTTCGCAACCACCCTCGGCGCTGCCTTGAAGAACGCAGCCTTATCGATCGCCCCGGGGTCCCAATGGTCATTGCCGGGGATGTTGCTGTGCCCGTAGTGGCCACCCTTGGACAGCCACACGTCACGAGGACGGTTTCCGTCGCCGTAGTGGTCGGCGAGATGACCGGCGGGCCACACGTCCGGCACACCCCAACTGCGGATTGCAGCCATGAGCTTGCGGAAGTTGGGACCGGGCTTCCAATAGCCCGTAAAGGGCGTCCCAGCGCGCGCGAGCACCTCGATCTGAATGCACACCGCGCCGACACGGTTGGTACGCGTCGCGCCATCGTTCTTGAGCGCTCGCGCCGACTCGTTCAGCGGGCCGAACTGTCCAATGCGGTCAGTCGTCGGGTCGTACAGGATGTGCGGCTCATCCGCGCCGCTGATAAGCACCCGCGCGACAGCATCGAACGCACCGTTACCCGCGCCGCTCTCGGTCGTGTGCCACACCGCACGAGGCGGCTTCCCCGGGTAGTCCATGGCCCCACCGATGGAGCCCTTACCTAGGCGCTCAGCGCCCTCAATCCAAACGGTACTCAAGAACTCTCCCTATGCGTTGATGAAACGGGCTCGCAGGTACGTGTAATGGGATACGGCGGTATGCAGAGAGATTGAACCGGCAAAGTCGTGCAGCCCACTCAGTTGGAAATAGTCACCCGCTACGCACTGTCGCCACCCCTTGAGGTAGACCTGTGTCGAGTTGTTAGGCGCGATCGGGTTGTACTGCGTGTCAATGTCCGCAGAGGCGTTCATCTGAATGCGAGCCGCGCGATAGGTACCGCTTGAAACGTTGGCATACCGCACCTGACCCTCGATGAAATACAGGCCCGGGGTCACGATCGTTATCCGGCCCGGGGTGCCGGTCGTGTACATCCCGTCGTTGTCGTAATTCTCGGTGTCTAGCGCAACTACCTGCCACGTTGCGGCGGTCGTAATCGCGGCAGCGGCCGTCATGTACGCGTACGCCGCTGGCACGGCCTTATAGAAGTTGCCAGGGTCGCGCATATTGGCGTTCAGCGTCGCCGCTGTAACCGTCTCTCCGGCGTTCCACGTCTTGAGTGTGGGGATGGTTGCCAAGGGTCGTCCTCCGAGGGGAGCACCTCCCAAATTTGGTAGGTGCTCCCATGGCTAGTAGGCGAGAATCGTGGTTGCGTCGAGGATCCCGTTAGTGACGTCCTCAACGACCCACACATCAGAGGCGGTTGCGGGCGACAGGGACAGGGCCGTGACCCACTGCGAGGTGCCGCCATTGACTGAAACAGTCGTGTCGATAGCCTCGACGTAGAACTCATAGGTCGGTGCAGGCGCGCCTACAGGGAGGTCGGTGAGCTTGACCCGGTCGCCAATCTCGACACCGAGCACAACGGGAAACAGCGCGTTCGTGGCCGATGCGTTGAGGCTCACCTGATCGCACCTGACGATAGGTTCCGCGTAGACGTTAAGCAGTGAGTACGCCGCGTCAGCCACGGCCGAATCGCCGGTGATGCTTAGCTCAAGGCTCTTGCTCTTGCGCCCGAACGCAGCGATAGACGTACTGTCGCGAACCGTGGCCGAAACGCCGCCCGTTCGCGTGTAGTTGACCTCGTTGATGACCTTGTCATCATCCATTTGGAACGAGAGGCCCGGCTCGTACGGTAGGCCGTTGCTCTCCCCCAGGGTGTACCTGATCGGCGCGGACTGTCGACGTGCTCGGTTGTGATAGGTCAACCGGCCGTCGCCGTCGATAAACGTGTATCCGGACGCATCCTCGGCCGCCGACTGGATCACCTCAAGGGCGCTAGTTGCCGCCTCCCACGTGGGGGCCAACAACGTACTGAGGGAAGGGTCGAGGGACAAGTCACCCTGGAAACCAGCGTACGAGGCGAGCCGCGATAGCCGGTCGGCCTCCCCCTCGGGATAGTCCGCTCCGCCGTTACTGCCGAGCTTCCACAGGTCGGTTATCTCAGTCGTGCTGAGATGCCGGTCCCATATGCCCAGGTGCCCGTAACGGCCGTTCGCGTACTCGGTGTAAATGCCGCCCGCCTGCTGTCCCGCGAGCGAACTCCACTTCATATCGCGGAGATCAGTCGACCCCCCGGCCGAGTCTGAGTCCATGGACGCGCCGTTTACGAACAGCGTGAAGCTACCGCTTGAGACCGTGGCGCAGATGAACGAGGGAACGGACGTCGACAAGAACACGCCTCCAGCGGACGAGGCAACAACCGCTGATGTGCCGTCCGCCCACCCGACCTCACACTCAAGGTCGCCGATGGAAGTCAGCCGGAATGAGACGAGACGACGCGCCGCATCATCCCAAGCCTGAAACAGCGTCACGTAACCGGAGCTAGGCCGAACCGCGAGCGCCCAAAACGCGACGCTCAACTCTTCCGCGAGAGGGTATGTGCGCCTGCCACTATCGTTGAAGTCAACGACCGTTCCCTTGTTGCTCGCGATGTTGCCTAGGCTGTAAGCCGTGTCCGCTTCCTTGGCAAGTACGGATGTCGCACCGAACGCGGGAGTGCCTCCCCCGTACTTGGAAGCGACGAGGGCGCCGGGCATCGAGTCGTCATAGGTGTTTGCAACCTTGGTAGTCCCGGCGGTGTCCGTGAGGGACCAGTACCCGACAGGGAAACTCGCCAACACCGCTTGCTGGTACGGCGTATGCAGCTCGGTCGTGCCGAGCACAGAGAACCCGTCCGTGGCCGATACCTCGCACGTCGGTACGAGGGTGTCCAGTTGCACGGACCATTTCTCGATGTAGCCGAAGAAAACGGATCCGCCGGGGGTCCACGCCGATGCCGACGCGCCCGCCTCTAGCTGCACCTCGTCCACAAAGAGACTCGCGTTATTGTCGCCGCCGGACGTGCCTATTTCGATACCGGCCCATGCAACACCCGCCGGGCATACACCCGTCACGCTGAACGCGACATACGACCCGTTAACTAGGGTGATCTGCCCAGTGCTACCGCTGGAGTTGTTGAAAGATCCGTCAGCCTTGTACCAGCGGATACGCGCGCGAATCTTGGTAGCAGGCGAGCCCGTGGCCAGCATCACTTGACCGGACGCAGTGTAGGAAGTGCCGGGCACAACCTTGGCTAGGCCCGTGGGCACGTTGACAACCTTGTACCACCAAGACCACCCGGTCGTGTAGGTCTTGGACCTACCGCACCAAAGTGAACTAGCCCAATCCGCCGTGCCGTTGTTGCCCATGTTGGCCCGGATAGCACCCGCACCACTCTTGGCATTCGCCGTCCCCCAAGCGACGGATCCACCAGCCTGCGACACGGTAAACGCGTCTGTCGAGCGGGTCACGTCGCCGCCGGTAGCCGTGTCCTTCGGCAGTAGGTTTGCCGTGCGGACACGCACGCGCCGACGAGGCACGATGTTGGGGAAAAACGGGGATGTGCTCTTGCCGGGGGTGAACCGGCCGTCGTAGTTGTCGAGGGTCAGAGCCAGGGTCCCAGCCTCGATGCGGTTCAACTCGTCATTTCGTCCGCGCCGAACCTTGAGATCTGTGACTCGGTCCGTGATGTCTGTCCACGTGTACGAGGTGGAAAACGGTCCCCCGTCAAAGGCCACCTCGACCGTAGCCGCTGGAATTGCCAACGTAGTACCTCCTGGAACATTAGAGAGGGAGCACCTACCAAATTTGGGAGGTGCTCCCTCTTACTAGAGGCCCGTACGTCCGCCGTTCCGCTTGCCCGTACGGACAATCTCGTCACGGACGGCACCCGCGATTGCCTTGGCTAGGTTCTGCTCCGCAGTGACGTTGCCAGCCACGTGCACGTGCACGATCGGCTGAGACGCTGCACGGCCGCCTGAGACGCTCGCAGCCTCGACGGCACTCCTAGCTAGCCGGTTAGCCGGACGGGTCGCAGCGAGCCGATTGACGGCCGCCTGTACGTCCTCGGCGGTGTCGTCGACGCCGAGCGCAAGACCCCTACCGACCCATACACCCTGAGTGCGGAACACGCGGCTAGGCGAGTGAATACCTAGCTCCTTGCGGAGCGTCTTAACCATCTTCTTGGCTAGGTTCTCAATAGCCTTGGTTAGGGCCGATTCCTTGGACTTGAGCCCGTTGACGAGACCTTGAGCGGCATGGATGCCGGAGTTGTAGTAGTCCCCCGCAACCTTGGCGCCGAGCGCGTCAGACTGCTTACCAATCTGCGCGTACACCGAGTTGATGGCCTTGACGTCCGCGCCGCTGGAGTTCAACAGTGCAGCAGCCATCGGCCCACCCTGCTCGGGACCGGCCTGCGCAATCTCGTTGATGATGCCGTTACCGAAACCGCGCTTGTGCAGCGTGGCAAGGTTCTGACGGAACTTGACGATTGCGTTGAGCCTGCCGCGCAACCGGGACAGAATCGCGCTAGGCGAGTTGTCCGCGCCGTCATCGGTAGAGAATGCGTTGGTGAACGCGCCGAACTCACGGGCCTTGCTCGACACGGACGAGGCCATATCGGATTTAGCCTTTTGGAGGTCAGCTAGCTTGGTCTGTGCGCTCTTGAGCTTGGCCGCCACCTTCTCCCGGTCCTTCGCGAGCGTCATCAGCTTGCGGTTTTCCTTGCTGATGTACTTTTGCAGCGACGAGGCGCGAGCCTTGGAAATACCGCCCGCCCGGAACGCCTTAGTGACCAGGTCGTGCAGCTTGTTACTCGTCTTCTCGACGCTCTTGGAACCGCCGAGCATACCGACGACGAGGCCTCGAACAATCCACTTACCGATGTCCGCCATGACGCGCGACGGCGACTTAATGCCCATCGCATGCCGGATCGGCCCCGGGATGTGGTCAACGATTGACTTTGCGGCACCGAGCACAGTTCCGAGACTGTTCTTGATGCCTCGCACTAGACCGGCAATGATGTCCTTACCGATCTGCACAAGCTTGCCGGGCAGCGAGCGGAAAGCCGTCGTGATCTTCCCGGGAATGCTTCGCGCGACCGTAGCGATACGAGAGGTCATAGAGGAAACGGTCGTCCGCAGCCCGGACCACCCTCGTGACCAGAGTCCGCGAATGAGCGACATGCCACGGCCGATGATCCCGGAGATTGCGCTAGACCATGTCGACACACCACCTCGGATGAACGAGATAATGCCGGTGAACACAGACCGGATACCGGACCAGCCCGCACGCCAAAACGTCGCGATTCGCAGCACGCCACCACGAACGGCACTTAGGAGACTGCCGTAAATCCACACCTTGATAGCGCCGACAATGAAATTCCAGACACCAACGAGTATCTGCTTCACGCCGAGCCAGGCTTTGGACCAATTGCCGGTGAAGATGCCGATAAACACGTTCGCGATACCCTGGATAATGGTCAGCGTGCCGCTGATCACACCAATGATGCCGGACCAGAGACCCTTAAGGGTGTCGATGACGATTGGGCCGAGGAACTTCCAGAGGATCGCGAGGATCGGCCCAAGGAAGTTGATCGCAGCGCCGATAGCCTGAGCGACCGTCGCAAAGACTTGCCCGAACTGCGTAATGACCGGCTGCGCCTGCTTGAATGCCCAGACAAGCAGCGGCGCGACGGTCCCCTTAATGAATCCGGCGAACCGCGATATCTGAGGCATGATCGTGGATATGAGGCTGATGACAGCCGGGATGATCACACCCTGAATGACCGCAACGATCTGCTTGAACACCGGAATGACGGCCCGACCCACCATCATGAGCGCCGGTAGGACGTCCGCACGGAAGATGCCGACCAGTCGCATGATGACAGGCATCAACTGCGCGATGTTTTCCCGCATTTTCGGCATGAGGGTGCCGCTGACATAGTCAGAGACGCGCCGCATCACTGGCATAACCGTGCCGCCGAATACGCCCCGGATCTTATCCGCTAGCGGACCGATCACCGACCCAGCGTGCTGGAATGCCGGAACCATGACGCTCGCGAGCCCTTGCACACCGGTTGTGATCTTCGGCAACACCTGCTTAATCAGCGGGAAGAACGCAGTCATCATCTTGCCTAGGGCAATCTGCGCCGTGTCCTTGAGCGTCGACCACATGCCGGAAACGCTGTTGGCCTGCTCTTTCATCATGCCGCCGAAATCCTTATGCATGCCCTTGCGTAGGGCCTTCATAGCGGTATCGGCGCTGATGAGTCCCTTCTCGCCGAGCTTCATGGTCTCGGGCACGGACTTGTGCAGGTAGTCAGCGAGGTACTGCCAGCCACGCACACCGTTCTCGGTGAGCTGGAGCATTTCCTGTCCCATGACTCGACCCTTGGCTTTGATCTGGCCGAGGGCGAGTAGGACGCGCTGAAGCCTTTCAGGCTCGCCACCAAGAGCGGCGACAGCATCGCCTGCATCCTGCAATGTTGGGATGACTTCCTTGGCCTTGAATCCCATTGCCATCATGCTTTGCGAGTACTTAATGACGTCCTGCGACGAGAACGGGGTGACAATGGCGAATTGCTGGAGCTTTTGCAGAAAGTCGGTTGCTTTCTTGGCCGAGCCAAGCATGGTGGTGAAACCGACCTGAGCATTTTCCATCTGAACGGCCGTCTTGGTACCCCAAATGACAGCCGCACCGGCGGCGACACCGAACCCTAGGGCAGCAGTCTTGCCAAACTGCATGAGGCGCCCACCGAGCGCACCCATCCCCCCACCTAGACGACTGGACCGGCGCTCTAGGTTCTCGGCATCCCCGGCAACAGCCCTCAGCGCCCGTTGGGCACTAGCGGCGTTACCGACAATGACGACCCGCAGCGTCCGGGATCCACCCTCAGCCATACTGTGACTCCCTAGCCGATAGTTCCTCGCTCATGTACGAGGCGAATGCGCGATACTCAGCGGCCGTGAGTCGCCGCACCTCGTCGGGAGTCATGCGGTAGAAACGGCAGAATGCGGCTCGCTCCCTTAGCCGTTCTGCCCGTCGTCGTTTCCCGACTCATCATCGACCCCAACTAGCTCAAGCTCGGACACTCGAACGCGCCGAGCGTCATCGAGGGTGAACTCAGGCTTTTCGATGCGCTGCGTGATCCAGATAAGCGCCTTAAGCGCCTTAGTGGTGATCTGCGTCTGCATCTCCGGACGGCCCTTTTCGTCAAGGACCTTCTTGCCGTCGGGGCCGATAACAGGCTTGGGCTGTAGCGCGTCATACAGCGCCACGCCGACAGTGTCCTCAAAGTCCTCAAGGTCGCCGATAGTCAGAACATCGGGGTCAATGCGAAGTGCAACGGTCTCAGCCATTTGGAAATGCCTCTCCTGCGATGCGGTCAATAGCCCGCATGTATTCGTTGATTAGCTCCGGCCCCTTCTCACGAATGGAAGGGTGGAGGAAATAGCCGGGTCCGCCGTCCCAGCTCATGAACTGATTGCCGCGCCATGCGCGGAAGCCTCGCGCGATCTTCCCCGTGTGGGTGCGCTTGCGTGCGCCGAACTCAGCGCCGAGCGCATAAGGGGCTCGCGCGGATCCGAGACGGACAGCGGCGTAATTCGCTGTCTTTGTAGCTCTCAGGCTTCGCGCTGCCGCAGCTTGCTGCCGAGACATGCCCATAGCCTTGGACTTGGCAGCATCGGTGAGCTTGTCGGCAACGTCGTAGTTGGCCTGCTTGACCTCGTCGCGTAGACGTCCATCACCTATCGCGGCGAGTGTGCGGGAGAACTGCGCCAGACCCTCAATGTTGGCTCCATAGCCCTGCACAGGCATGACGCAGTCCTCCCCCTAAGCACCTCCCAAATTTGGGAGGTGCTCATTACGTAAGCGACTTGTACGTGATGGTGACCGGCGACGCAGTGCCGTCAGTCATGCAAACTCCGCCAAGCTCAAGGTCGTTGACCTCTCGCCCACCGCTCGAAACCGGACCGGTGTCGAAACGGCCGAACGGGATGTCAATCTTGAGCTGCGAGCCGTCCGGCCCGTCCCAAGTGACGGAGATAACGGCCGTAGCACCCGCCGCAGTAGCCGCAGCAACGCGGTTAATCTGCACGAGGTCGACGAACTCACCCTTGAGGGTGAACTCAAACTTCCGGAGCGCTTCCTCAAGCGGCTCGGACTTGACGCCACCAGTCTTTAGGAAGTACCGGTCAGTCTTGAGGCCGTTGTCGCACTTGAGGCTAAAGTCGGAGATGTTGAACTGCGACCCACCAACGGTGACCGTGCCACCGTTGAACGCCATAACCTTGGTACCTACCGGGTAGGTCGGGGTCGACAGCGCGAGAGGACCCGCACCCGCACCGATCGACTCGGTCGCAAAGTCAAACGTCATGCCGAGCTGTAGTAGCTCGTCAACGGCGTTGGATATCTCCCAATCCTTGACCTTGCCACCCGCATAGGTGAACGGGTGAATGGTGCCGCTGGAAGCAACTCGACCAACCTGCATGGTAAAGCTCTTGCCGTTGAGGTCGCCAACGGTCGCCGTGTGAACGGTGAAACCGCCTCCGGGGGTGCCGTCGGCAACTAGGCCGAGCATGTGCTTTAGCCAGAAGTTGTAACCGTCGGACAGCCACTCAAGCTTGACGTCACCCTCGGCGCCCTTAGCGTTGACGGCGAACCTGTCGGATCGCAGCGCTCGACCACCGCCCGCGCGGATAGCCTCGCTATCAATGCGCTCGTACTTGCCTTCAATACCCTCGGACCGGTACTCGTAGAACTTGGTCACTGCTACGGCCGTACCGTAGGTCACCTCGTCGACCGCACCAACGTACTGATCGTGAACTGTCGCCACTACTTGGCCTCACCCTTCTTTAGCGTGACCTCACGCCACCCCTGACGAATCAGGTTCTCGGCCGTGACGTCGTCCATTTCGATCGGCTCACCCTTGGTAGCCGTAAGACCGACCGAGGGAACGTCGACCGCCCCGAACGGCCCGTCATAAATCAGCGTCTTCACTAAAGCCTCGCTTTCACCCGTAGGACGCATTCAAGCTGTCCCTCGTACGCGCCGTCCGTGGGGAAGCTCGCTAGCTTTTTCGGCACAAAGTCACTCGTCACAACCGACGAGACCCCTAGGGACGGATTGGCCTTGAGGCCGTTCTCGATGCCAGCGGCCATGCGCTGAACTTCCCTCTCAACTTCCTCGGAAGTCCCGGCGGAAAGCTGACAGTTGATGACGACAGAAACGTTGAACGTCTCCTCACGACTCCGCAGCGTCGCCCACTGCGAGTCGTCCCACAGAACCTCGCCGACGAACACCCAACGGCGCTCAGGGCCCCTCGTCGGGTATCCCCACGTGATCTGATAGCCGCTGAGTTCCGGCTGAGTCTTGACGAGGTCGCGTAGCGCTGCCTTGACGTCAAGTGCGTTCGTTGCCACTACGCCACCCCGAACACGTCGTTGAGGATCCGGTACTTGTAGCGATTCAGGATCGCGTCAACGTCCGGGATTCCTGTCTCGTACCCGTTGCGTCCAGCCACGGCGAGAGTGAAGTTCCCACCCTCAGCGGCGACGAACGCCGTAGCGCGATCCGGGATCCCCGAGCGCTCAGCAGTCAGGAGCGAGCGCAAGCGGAGCAATCCGGCGCGTTTGATGTCATCGGGCGGGTACGGGACGCCGTACTCAAGCGTGAGGGTGTACGTAACGCCCTCAGTGAACGCGTAGGGCGCCTGTAGCACCCCGGACGGACTCAGTACCCATCCGGCGGTTGTCAGGGCCCCTGAGGGGTCGCTCACGGCTTGCACGGCCGTCACATCGAACAGCGGGACGATCACGGTTTGCGTGCCGTCGCCGTTGAACTGGATTTGCCGCACGCGCTTGGTAAAGCTGCGCCCGGTAATCGTCAGGAACTCATCCTCGACCACCTCGCGGTAGTGGCGGATGTCTGCGGCGGGAAACCGCACAGCGTCGGCAAGGTCCATGTCGGACGCGCGAGCCTCAGGGATGGCAAACAGGAAGTTGCCGACCACCTCAAACGCCGCAGTGTCGACGGCCGTTGCGCCACCATCCCAAGTCACCGTGTACGCGCCGACGGGCTTAGCGGGAATGGTCACGCCCCATGTGCCGCTCACGTTGGTTGCCGCGCCGCTGTAGATGCTCGCGCCGGACGCGTCCAGTACGGTCACCGTCACGGACGAGGGGACCAACACCGTTTCATCATCGAGGAATTGGTGTGTTAGGCCGATAGCTCGACCGCTCAGAAACCGCACAGTGCCCCCTTAGGCAGTCTTGCGAGCCCGGGTGACCTTACGGGTCTCAGTGGTCGCTACAGCGGCTGTCTCGCGCTTCTCAGCGGTCGCCACGGGCTCCGCGCGGTTGTCTCTCACGAGCGACACGGCGAGCCCGCTAGGTAGCTCGACAATGGCGCCCTTAGCGGGGAACGGATCGCCGTCCAGTAGCCCCGGTACATGCTCAAGAATCTTGACTCTCATATGCCCTCCCCTACAGGGGAGCACCTCCCAAATTTGGTAGGTGCTCCCCTATGAATCCGCGACTACGCGGTGACGGTCAGCGCCTTGACACTCGCGGTGTCGAATAGGTCGCCGGAACCGCGCCACGTGACCTTGAACGCCACGACGTCACGGTCAAAGCCGTACTCATCCGAGCGCACAACTCGCAGACCCTTGACCTGACGAATCAGGTACTTGGACGGGTCGCCGTACGCCATGATCTTCGCGCCCGCACCCGTGGTGCCAAAGTTCGGGTCCGTGATGAGCGGCGCACCGAGGAGGGTGTCGGGCCTGCCCGCAACTAGCGACGGCTGCCACAGGTAGCGGCCGGTCGAGTCCTTGAGCTTGCGCAGTGCGGCAACCGCACCATCGGAAGTCATGAACACAGCGTTCTTGCGGTACGGCAGCAGTAGCGCGTGCTGGAGGTCGACGAGGTTGTCAGCGGTCACACCGGCAAGGTTCGCAGCGTTGACGGCACCGGTAGACCGGGTGACCCAGCCCCACGGCTTAGACGTGCCGTTACCGATCATCAGGTCAGTCATGACGGCATCCGCCACGGCCTCACCAGCGTCCTGCGCGAGGATACCGAGGATGTCCAGGGCCGAGTCCGAGACAATTTCCTGCGTGGCCTCAACAATGACGCCGTACTTGTACGCGCCGATGTTGGTCTTGGTCCACGCCTCGTCAGACTTGCCGATCGCGACATTTTCCGTCAGCAGAGCGGCCGTCGGTCGGCCGGTCTTGACCGGGTACTCAAGCGTCTCACCGCCGGTCGTGGTCAGCGTGCGCGCGTAAGAGAAAAAGTCCGAGCGCACGCGCATGGCCTCGATGACCTGCGCCGCAAACGAGGTGGGCTTCGTGTTACCAGCGTTGCCCGCAGTGCCCGAGGTGGCGGTACGGATGTCAAAGTCAAGACCCTTGACCTCACCCCGACCGAGCGACCGCAGTTCCTCGGCCTCGTCGCGCTCACCGCTGCGAATCTCCGAGTCACCCCGACCGGTCAGAGCAGCACCGGCACGCGTGGCCAGCGAACGGGCCTCAGTCTCGCGCTCAGCACGCTCGACGTAGTCCCGAGCCTCCGCTTCCTTGACCTGCGCGGCCTTGTCGGCACGCTCAACGCGCTCACGCTTCTCAGCGTCGGACAGCGTCGCGTCGTCGTTGATGGAACGCAGCTCAGAAACAATCTGCGCCCGCTCCTCTAGCGCAGCCTGCGCCATCTTCGCGTAATCCATTTAAGGACCCCTAACTAGGAATTGAGCGGCGACGTAAGGGCCGCGAATGCCGCTACCGGATCGGTAGGCAGCGTGAATACGGGGACGTACAGGCGCGATTCCGTCGCCTCGTCCTCACCGCGAATGACGGCCCGGATCGCTTCTGGCGAATCCAGCCGGGTAACTGAAATACCGCGCTGCTCGGCGAGTAGCTCAAGCGCGCGAGACCCGACACCAGAGGTCGAGTCGACGTAAGCGGGATAGGTAACCGGGCTCACGTCAAAGAGGGAGATCTTGTTCAAGGTGCGGAGCGGAAAGCCGTCATCATCCTCGGCAAAGTCCTGCCCATCGGGGCCGGACACCTTGAAGCCAAACGAGGACTGCGAGACGTCGCCACGTTCCATGGACGTAGCCAGATCACGCGCATACGTCGTGTCCGGCATGTCAACCTCGTAATGCAGCCCCTCGGTATCCTCGGACAGCCGCAGCGTCCCGGACCGATTCCGGCCAAGCACAAGGTTCGGATCGTGGTTGTACAGCGCGCGTACGTCGTCCCGCTGAATGCTGTCTGCGGTCGCACCCATGGCGACTCGCTCGCGGAAACCACCCAGGTTCTGTGACCGGGCATCCCACTTGAGCGCGTAGCCGTAAAACTGGAAGGTGTTCCCCTCGGAGCGCACCTCAAATTCCGTCGGCACGGACCGACGTTCCATCGACACTAGGCCTAACCCCCTTGCTTTGGATCGGGGGCATTCGGGTCCGGCGGAGGCGCGAGAGCAGCCGGAACGGGTGCAGGCGCAACCGCCGGTTTCTTCTCAGCGCCGACCTCAAGGAGGTTTGCCGGGACGTAGAACTTTTGGCCCCACTTTTTGGGAAGCGGTTCCATGTCCTCAAGGGCGCGCACCTCGTCGGCGCTCAGGAAACCGTTAGATATCGCCTGTGCATAGGCGTGATAGCGGTCCAGCGTCTTAGCGCGTAGTCGCGCGTCCACGTTGAAGCGGATGTACTGCTGACCAGCGAGGAGGAATGTCGAAACGCTCTGCTCGATGCGCGTAAGCCACGGCATGAGCGTCTGATCAACGAAGAACTTGTTCTGCTCCTCGATGCCACTCCCCCACGTGCTCGTGACCTGCGAGTCGACGAGGTAAGCGGGAATGCGGTACAGGAGCGCAATCTCTGTCTTCTGGAAGCGGCGCGTTTCGAGGAACTGCGCTTGCTCCGGAGTCAGCGTGATGGGCCGGAACTGAGCACCGCCGGTAAGCACACCGATCGAGTGAGAGTTCTTCACACCCGCGTGCGTCTTGCGGAACATCTCCCGCAGTAGCTTCGCCTCGTCGGGACGAGGTGATCCGGGGTGCTCGATGACACCCGCCATGGTCGTGCCCTGCTCAAAGAACCGCGCGCCATATTCCTCGGCCGTCAGACCTAGGCCGATTGCCTCGCGGGCAACATCGATCGGCGATACGCCACGACTACACCCCGGAACAGTGAATGCGGGAATGTGCAGGATCGTCGACCGGTCCTGTAGCTTTTCCATCCCGCTCACGCCATAGAGGTTGTCCCCTAGGGGGCCCTCAACGATGTGTACGTCCTCAGGGTGGATGCAGTACAGCGCCGCTACCTCGCCCCGGTCATTCCGGTCGGTATAGATGAACGCGTTGCCGTCCGTCAGGAGCGAGACGACGACTCGATGCCAGAACTCAAACGAGGTTTGATAGAGGTTCGGCTGTCGAATCCAGCGCGGCGAGCGAGTCGAATCGAAATTCTGCCGCCGCCCATTGATCTTCGTGTAGTGGTCGACCGGCAGGGAGGCGATAGCGTCGGAGATCAGGGAGACACACGAGTAGACCGCGATCATCTGAAGCGCCGACTTACGGCTTACCCGACGGCCGGAATTTGTGCGCGTACTGAGGCTAGTGAACTCAGTTTCCCAAGCCTTAGCGGACGAACTCGCCATCACGCTACGCACCTCGTCGCCAATTCGCGAGAAAATGCTCACCGCTTGCCCCCGTCCAGAACCCTGCCGATCAGGCCAAGCGAGATACCGGCGACGACATGCCCGAGAGGGCGCGAAACGTCGTACGCGGCAGTCACGCCAAACCCGAACGCTGAAAGCTGCAAAGCGTTGGGTGCCAAAGCGGAAACGGTGCTGACGAGGGAGCGGCTGAACTTAGTCAGCCGTTCCAATGTGA